ATACGCGTATTTATAAAATGGAGGCGAAGTTCGTTTCAAATCTGTAGAACAACTGGATATTTTCTTTACAGCTGTTTCAGTTTTAGTTGTCATTTTTGCAGTTTTTGCCATTTTTTCCGTTTTTGCCGTTGTTTTTATCCATTTGTATACTCCATTCTTGTCGGCTTTAGATGCATATGTTCCGCCATCATTCCCCTTCATTGTTTTACCAGGACAGTCCGTTGCAGAATAAGGAGGAGAACTGCGCAAACGATATTTTTTAGTTTTCAAGGCAAGATGTTGGCCTGGTCGAACTCTTTGCCGTTTAACACATTTGTCCATTCACTCGTATAAAATTAAATTATAAATTTAATTAATGTATATGTAATATATATATATATACTAATAATATTAAATATAAATAAAAAAAAAGTTACAAATCATATGAAACGTCGAATTCGTCTAAACGCATCAGATTATAAGAAAATTTTAGAATACTATAAAATGAAAATACCTACAAGGTCAACTTTAAGTAATTTAAAAAAACGAGCCGAAAAAGCTCTCGTTAAAAAAATATGCAACTGTACTAAAAAACTTAAAAGTCAAATGAGCGAAACAAAAGCAATCGGAGTTTGCGCAGACAGTGTATTAAAGAGAAAGAATTTAATGTATCATCGTTTTACGTGTAAAAAACCGTCCCATTTTATTCCCGTTTCTGCACGATATAATTCGTTGCATAAAACCGTATAGTTAGTTAACAGTGCGCATTATCGTAATATTTTTTCACTTTGTCTCCATATTCTGAAATATGAATATTCATATTTGAAAATTTTGAACCAAAAATAGTATCATTTTTATTTTCACCAATGTCACGAATGTTACTATTATTACCGACGTTACCGCCATTACTATTTGAATTTGCATGTAAGTGCATATGCGTTGCGCGTTCTTCTACAATTTTTTTTGCAACTACTTCTAAATATGTTTTTAATTTATCAATATTGTGAGCGCTTTTTGCCGACACTATTGAAATGTAAATAAATTGAGTTTGTTCTAATATGACGTTCGGTATTTCAAACTTGGTATTCAAATCATATTTATTAAAAATAAGGAATATTTTAAAATGAGGTAAAAAAAGTTTTTTATTATTTTCAATGTATTTACTCCATTTTACAAATTGTTCTTCGATATTCTTTTCAATGTCAACGACAATTATAATCATTTCAGCACCTCGTGCATACATTGGAAGAAGCGAATAAAATCGTTCTTGCCCGGCCGTGTCCCACATTTCAATCTTTAGATTTTTATTGATACTATACATCATATACGCTGCGCCAATTGTTGAACTATTATTTACGTTGAAAATATTATTTACCATTCTTTGAACAATGCATGTTTTACCAGCAGCCGAATTTCCAATAAGTACCAGTTTTATTTTTGAAACTGTATTATTATCACTCAAATTATTAGACATTATTATATTATATTATATAATGTATAATAATTTTATTATTTAGAAACTCAAATATGTGGTGTAAAAATTATAAAAAATTATAAAAAATTATAAAAAATTGAAATAAAAAGAATAAGATATTTACATATACATATACCAATATACAATACATAATACATGTACACGGAAGAATTCAACGACAAATATACAATTTCAATTGGAAAAACACAAGAACAAAATCAGGCTCTTGTGTCGCGTACAAAAAAAACAAACCAAAATGCACTATGGTTTCATATCGGAAATGGCTTCTCAAGTCCGCATGGTATTTTAATTGATAAAACAAAACACACGGCAACAAAATATGACAAGGATGCAATTATACGAGCAGCCGGCCTTGTTAAACAGTTTTCAAAAGAATCAATTAGGTCTCTTCGCGCAATAACAGTGGAATATATTCCCATAAAATATGTCGAAACAACCGTTATTCCAGGACTAGTTCACCTAAAAAAAACCCCAAATAAAATTGTAATATGATAATATGATGATATTATTATTTATTTTTAGCTAAATAGTCAAATACTGACAGGATTATCTCTTCTTGATTGCTAAGTTTTTGAAAAATAAGCACTTCATCAAGTTTAAGTTGAAATATTTTTCGAAAATGATTTCTGCAAAGAAGATGAACACCGGAACCAAGTATTTTAATATCGCAAATAAATCCGCCATTTTTTAAAATAATTTCACTGTCATTTCGGTTTCGATTATTTTTAGAAGTTAGCGGTATATATCGAATAAACGCGCCGTGTTGTATGTCTTGAAGCTCTTCAACATACCTGTAATCTCCTAGCTTGAGCAACATTGATTCCAACTCTTCATCATTCATGCCAATGCGCTGCAGCATGTTGTATTTCATATTATTTATTTTATCATATGTTAATTTAGATATTGATAAATTTCTATCATTGTCAAGACTGTGTAAAATGTCTTCAATATTCATTTTATTGTCACACGAATCTGATTTTGACATTAATATATATATACAATATTTCTTTATTATTTTATAATATTTTTATGTTGGATATATATACATTCAACATATAACCTAATCAACGCAATAAAATGAATACGAATAAAAGTACAAAAAAAGAAGAAATTATTTCGCGTGCAGTAAAAATACTTACAACACACTTAACTGAAACAAACGGAATTCATAAAATAAAACAAATTGCATGCAACAATACCAGTATCAATCGCGCCGAAAAATCAAATAAAATATTTCATATTATATTTTCACCCGAATCAATAGATGCGTTGATACAAAATATGAAATTGACTGGCACTGCAAAAAGTGGAATTGAAATATTTAAAGCAAGTAAAAAAATATCGTCTTTTTTTTCTAGAAAAACTACCAAAACTAAAACTACTATGCGAAGAAAAACAACGAGAATGACAACTAGCAAGTCTAGGTCTAGCGACCCGATTGTGAGCCAGGTGGATATATACTTGAAACCTGAATCCATTCCAATTATAGAACGCGCACTCGAATCTCTTATGAAATCGTGTTTATCTGCCGATTTTGTCAATGTCGTGCAGTCACAGTGCATTGAGCCCATTATAAAACGTGTAGCAAATGGTACCAATGTTGAGAGTTATTTCAGTGGCGGTGGCAGATTTAGAAAGGCGTCGGAATCATTATCATCACATGTGTGTCGAACTCGTAATCGAAGATGACAAAGTCGAAGATGACAAAGTCGAAGATGACAAAGTCGAAGATGACAAAATTATATCATTTATGCTTTCAGCAACAATTTCAGCGATGCTAGCTGTTTCTACTGTTTCATCATCTCTGCTGCCATCAACAACTTCAGATTCTGTAGCTGATGCTGCAGCCACTTCTTCTACCCTGATTACTGGTGCTGGTGCTGGTGTTAATGTTTCTTCATATGGCTGTGCCAATTCATTCTCAATATTTCTTAAACGTTCTTCCAGATGTTGAATAAATTGCTGCATTTGGTCGCTTCTAATTTCTTGTTCTGATATGCGCTGTTTCAACATTTCATTCTCTTCTTTCAAAGGAATAATGTTTTCCACAATGGATGCAAAATTTGTAGTTGACATTATATTATCAACAACTCCGTTTATAAATACGCCGTCATTCATCAATTCATTCAGGTCTGATACGCCGGCTGGAACAGCCTCTGCTATTACTGTTGCTGTTGCTGTTGCTGTTGCCGGATGCACGCCGCCACCATTCCCTTCAACAACGATTAACCTGCCTTCAAATTCTTTCAATTGGTCAAAACATTCGGCTATACTGAGGTCGTGCTCGTTCAATTTATTGTCATGTGTTTGAAACATGATGAGCGGATGAAGCGGGATGCCATACAGCTGTCCGGCATTTTTATTCGGAGGTGGAAGTGGAGGAAGTGGTGCTGATTGCTGTTTTTGCTGCTGCATTTGCGGCGGTTGCATTCTTTTCATTTGTTGTTGCTGTTGTTGCTGCTGTTGCAAAGTTCCGCGCTGCTGTTGTTGTTGCAAAGGTCCGCGCTGTTGCATTTGTGGGGTCGCCATTCTTGCTTGTGGTTGTTGTGGTTGTTGTGGTTGTTGTGGTTGTTGTTGTCCCATTCTTTGAAGAATTCGATTTGCTGGCGGTCCACCCGGTCCACCCGGTCCACCCATGGTACCGGCAGGGGCGTTCAATGGAATTGACCTTCGTCGTCTGGCTGCGGACAATGCTGCATTACTACTCATTGTAAATTATTTAAATTATATAATTTATAATCTAAATAATATTTTATTTCTATATTATTTTCGCATTCTAATTTTAATTGTTTAATTGTTTAATTTTTATTTTTATTAAATATAATTTTTCATTTTCACTGATTATTTATATGAATAAGAATATTTTATTATTCAATGTAAATATTTTGTCTCTCATCTTATTTTTCTAAATCACTTTCTTCTAGATTAATATTCTATTATTGCCAACCATTTACAACTGAAACTGGAGCGATACTTGGAGGACAGGCATATGTTCCATTTTGGGTATAGATGCTTCCGGGAATGTTAACAAATTGTGGATTACTTATATATGGTTCTGAAGGTAAGTTTAGAATAGTGCCACTTGAATTATTGGTAAAGTAGGCACCGCTGACATTGGTAATGAGGGAATTTCGGGTATTGCTAAAATAACCGTTATTTATAATGGTGCCGCTGTTGTTAAATATAGCTACATTATTCACAATGTATGAACCGTTACCGTTTGAAATTGTGGCGGTGTCACCACTTCCTTGCGAAAAAGTACCAACAACTCCACTAGATTGACCTACTCCATAATAATAATAACCAACTGTATTCGAAGGGGTAAATCTAAAAAAATAATTAGTAATTCCGCTGAGTATAACATCGGTAGGAAAACTAAAAGTATATAGTTGTGGTGTAGATGAATTAATCAAAATTGGAGTTCCAATAACAGTTGCACCATTTGCAAAAAATAGTGAAGGTGTTAAAAGTCCAGACCCACCCCCAAGAGTTGTGCCATCATTATAATAAAAATACGCTTGTAATGAATTTTTTTGAAAATAAGTAGGAAAATTAGAACTAAAAGGATGACCACTTATGGAATATTCTGTAATAGCACTATAGATAGGAACTGAAGAAAGCGTGTTTTGAAGAGTAACTAAAGGGGGAGTAGGTGGAGGGGGTACAACAGGCTTACCATTGTTGTTAAAGTAGCTAGCAGATAAGTTGTGAATGGTGGAGCCAGAATTTAATTCAATAATAGCATTGTTGTTGATGATGCCATTATTAACAATATGCAAATTAGTAGTTTGCGTCGTTATCAGTACACCATTGTTAGTGAGGGTTCCGGTGTTATTGCCGTTGTTATCAATAATAAATTCTTTCTTATTACCACTGATGTTGATGATTAAGGTTTGTTCTGCTGCAATGGTAAGGGTTTGTCCTGTAATTTTATATGATTGTGTCAATGTCCATACATTAGGATAGGTTTGTACCGCGCCAATATCGTTTAGTGTTAAAGTAGTAGAAGGAGGGGGAGAAGGAAGAGAAACCATAGTTGGAGTTGGTCCATATCCCGATCCCCCCGTCCGTAAGGGTCTACTTGCACTTTTTTTTCTTCCTGGTTCATAATAATTTGAATTCTGCGGAATCCTTAGTGGTCGCCTAGCTGTCGACATTCAATTGTTTTATTTTATCTTTATAATAAAGAATAATATAATATTTTATACAAATAAAATAATGCTAAAATTATGCGAATTCCGAATATTTTAAATTTAAATATGTTCCCAAATCTATAAATCTATGCCACCATTTTCATTTTAATTACTTCATGGTGTTTATAATTACGCACTTCAAAATCATCTAAAATATAGTCATTAATATTTTCTCTTTTTACATTAATATTCAATGTGGGAAATGCGTGCGGCGTTTTTGTTACTTGTTCCTGAATGGCATTTAAATGAGAATCGTAAATGTGACAATTGCCCAAATAGTATATAAATTCAAAAGGTTCCAAATCACAATGTTTTGCCAAAAGGTGTGTCAAAAAACTATAGGAAGCAATATTAAACGGAACACCCAAACCCACATCTCCGCTCCGCTGAAACATGCAGCATGAAAGCTTATTTCCACCCGTAACATTAAATTGCGCCAAGATGTGACACGGTGGAAGCGCCATCTCATCCAGTTGGCACGGGTTCCATGCACACATTACCATCCGGCGCGACATGCGCTGAAGCGGGTCTTTCAAGCATTTTATAATTTGCGCCAACTGGTCAACTCCTTTACCGTCATAGTTTTCATCACAGGTTGTATAAGGCGCATTGAAATGACGCCACTGGTGCCCGTACACCGGACCCAAATCATTTTCGCGCAAGTGTGTTAATCCTCGACTGTCTAAAAATTCGCGAGACGCATTATCATTCCAAATTGCAACACCTTCTTTTTGCAAATTCTCATTATCTGTGTCACCCCTTAGAAACCAAAGCAGCTCTTTCAGGCATGTTTTCCATGCAACCCGCTTCGTTGTTAGCAGCGGAATCGTTCCATTTTCTAGTGAAAAGTGCATGGCAGCTCCAAATATACTTTTTGTCAGCCCGTTTCGACCTTCTTCTAAAGAGCCTTCTTCTAAAATATCGCTTATTAAATCTAAATATTGATACTCTTCACTTTTTCTAGTGTCCTTATTTTTTTTACGCAGCATTTTTTTACTATTTATTATTTATTATATTCTTATCTGAATTGTTTCTATTTTTTTATATTGTTATTTTTGTTTTTATTTTTATTTATTTTTGTTTATTTTAGTTTAACGATACTTATTTAGTTAATTAATTTAATTTGTTTTTTTTATTTTAATTTCTGTTTATAAATCATATAAGAATAATTACTACAATGGAAGACGTTGAAGATGCAATATCCGATTCTACCAAAAAAACAGAAGGATTTTTCAAATATGTATTCAAGATGGGAGATTATGAACAATCTTTTCTTTTGAATATTGTTCAATACACGGTGATGGCGATTTTACCCGTCATTATTGTTCTTTATGTCAATCACTACTACATTCCGGAAATTGATGAAGAAAAAGGCTCAATCGTTATTTTAGCAGAAATGTTTGGACAATTGTTCTTTATTCTGTTTTCATTTTATTTTATCAACCGGGTCATCAATTATTTTCCGACGTATAGTGGATTAAAATACGGCGATTTTAGCGTTATTCAAATTATTCTCATACTCTTGTTTATTTTTATTTCCATGTCAAAGCACAAACTGGGCGCAAAAACTCTCATTCTTATTGAAAGGTTTGAAGAGATGGTGGAAGGAAATTCCAGCCTGAAGGGTAAAAAGGATGAGCAAAATGGGGGGGGGGGGCAAGTTCGAGTGACTCAACCGTTATCCGGACAAGCCTCATACGCACTTAACGGCCCACCTCCTCCGCCGCAACTTTCAGCACAACGGTCATCGCCTGATTTCAACTCCATGTATCAGGTGCAGCCAAATCATTTGATTGGAGCGTCAACACCCGGCATGCCACCAGGCATGGTTGCCGAATTTGAACCTGCTGCTGCAAATGAACATCTCGGTGGAAGCTTTTTTTAAGGGGAACCAGGGGAACGTAGTTCCCCTCTGACCCTTGATTATAATCGATTTTGGCTTAAAAACAAAACTATAAAAAATACAAGGCAATAACTTGCTTGCGTATTGATAATGGCATCTTCAGTTACAGGTTCAAATTTAAACGCATGGGTAAACGCTTTTCAAAAGGCGGTTTTACAAGCATACAAGATGATTGGACCGCAACGAATTCGAAATATTGAAAATGAAATCTATAATATGGAACGAAAATGCATTTTGAACACAGATGCAGAAATAGATGCGTACAATGTTCGAGTTGAAAGGCTCATGAATCAAATTTCAAGAATAAATGCGTGCTTTTCCGCATGTGATGAAAAGAGTGGTGGGCGCGGAATTTGCGCTTTATTTCATGGTAATTATGCGGCTGAAAGTTTAATTACATTATTGAATAATGAAAACTATCCGATAAATTTATATTATGAGACAAGTAACTTCAAATTAAATGTAAAAAGGGAAGGATTTGATATTGTTTACGACAACTGTCTATTAAATAATCATTTGTTTAGCACAATTGAAAACGAACAAATCAAAAATGAACTTGCATGCATGAGAGCCATGATAATTGTGGAATTTGTAAAAAATAATATGTGAAAAATATGTGAAAAATAAATAATTAAAATATTTTGACATTATATAACTATTTTAATTATTTAATTATTGAAATGCACGGTGCCATGAATCATCTTTTTCATTCTATTTTGTTCGGAGTTTTATTATATTTTATCATGGTTTTCATACTTAAACAACCGTATGAAGTTGCGCAAGACAGGAGCATGTTACTTGCTGCACTTGCTTTAGCTTATATGATTTTATTCGGGCATTCACTCCCGACCCGTGTAAATAAAAATATATTTTAAGAATTTTAAAATATTATCAAGTATTTACTAGATAATATAATATAATATTGTATTATATTATACTTTGAATCATGTCGTCATTTTACGTAAAAATAGAAGATGTTTACTACTATTTGTTGTACACATTTTACGTGTTGTACATCCTAGTTATTTTAAATTTAAGCTACTTTAATTCCGTTACAAAATATTTGCCATCAATTCAATCTGCATTGAAATATTTTGTTATTATATTTTTAATTATCCGTTTCAATCCTTATTCAAATGCTAAAATAACAGAATTTGACAAGAAAATAATATTCTCATCATCTTTATTTTTGCTTTCAACAACCACATTTACCGATTTGCTTTTAACATATTTCAATAATAACGTTGCTAAAAAGGTTGGTGTAAATATAAAATTATAGAGTTTTAGTTGTAAAGTTGGAGAGAGATGAGATGATGTACTTGGAAAAATCTTTATTTATTTTAGAATAAAATCTAACATTATGTAAAAACAAACAATGCAAATTATGCAAATTATGCAAAAATATATTAATCAACAATTATTTACAATTATAAATGCATTTTTATTACTATTCATATTTATAGCGGGTGGATTGAATAAAATTGCAAATTTTCAAGATACTGTAACTTATTTAGAAACAAAAATAAATGAGATTCAATTAAATCCTATATTTATTACATCAGTTCTAGTTACAATTTTTTATTTTTATTTAAATATTTATACTCAAAGACACAACTTGAATTCATTTTTATTATCAACTATAATAATTGCAGTAAGCATCGCAATAATCGGAATTCCATTTTTAGTTTATTTTAAAAAGTATTTGAATCAAAATTTCAGTAAAACATTTATTTCGCTTATATATGATGCGGCCATTCTTGGAGTAATTGGATTATTGACGCTTGGAAGTGTAGTAATTTTATATGCATTATATGCAAACAGTTATAAAGAATATGCGTATACTGCTACAATTGGATTGGCGGCATTTACCGCAATGACAATATTGATTTTTCATTTCCCGACGAATAAGGCGGAAGTGATTTCATTTACGAAGAATCTTTCCATTTTGGGTGGATTAATGTTGTTATCTCAACGATTTGTGTAATTTTTTTTTAACTTTTTCTTTTCCTTTTCATTATTTTTAATTTAAAATTAAAAATAATATACATCAAACAAAATCAAAATATTACACCGATTTATTAATCAACAGAATAATTTGACGCGCTAAGTTGAAGGTCCGTATTGCTATTACCATATGGTGAGCCCAGCAATACCTGTGAACCTCCGCGATGACCTTTGCGACGACTGTGGTGTTTACGCGACCCCCTGCCTCTACGCCCCTTGTGAGAACTGCGTCGATGCCTATGTGTCTTTTTCATCACTGCGTGACTTGAAGATGAGCTGCCCTTCTTATAAGTAAGCTTTGCTTTTTTCATTGCTGCCGCTAAACGATTCGGAGTATTTTTAGGAATTGTTTTCAGCGCATCCTTGACGCATTTCATCCATTCTGTCGTTACCATTTTATCTTTTATATATACTCCAAATATTAAAATAAAATAAAACTTTATTATTTTATTTTTTATTTTTTTATTTTTTTTTAAATTGACTAAATTAACTAAATTGTTCACTAAATTGGCTAAATTGTTCACTAAATTGGCTAAATTGTTCACTAACTGGAATTGACCAAATTAACTATATTGGCTAAATTGAATTTAACTAAATTGAATTTAACTAAATTGAATTTAACTAAATTGACTAAATTTTATTATCCAAATGTGTTTTCTTCTGAACAACATATATACATGAATCCGTCCTCATCTTTGTGTGACTCATACAATGAAGAAATAACTTTTGTCACTGGAATCAAATGATTATCAATGAAAATAAATAACGCAGTTGCCGGATTCATTTTCATCCTCATTCGAATAGAAATCATTAGTTGTCCAATGGTAAATCCGTCTGGTATAACAAATTTCGGTTTATCTATTACTTTGCTCATACTCGATGAATCAATATAAATGGGAACCGAAGTTGGATACTTTGTTAAAATATTCTTAGATTGTTGCTTTCTTTCTTCTAAAGGAACACGTTCTTTGAATTCTTTTGTCATTGAAGATGGTGATGATTTAGAAGATTTTGACCTTGAAAACATATAGGTGTGTTAAGAGCTTTACTGGGTATATGTGTATATAATATATATAATATTACTAAATCTTTAATATTATTTTAATTATTATATAATAGAATTATATAACATATAACAATGAGTTCAAGTGATGATGAAATTTCAAGTGATGTTGACATGTTTGCAGATAGACCGATACCGTTGATGACAAGAGAACCAGGTTCATATAACGATAACGAAATGAACAAAATGTTTAATTATGAATGGAATGACCCCGATGGTGGCACATTTCATAATTTACAAAATGCGACAAAAGCTATTGATGCCGCCGCCGACCAAGCTGCTAGAGCCGAAGCTATTCGAGCCGAAGCTATTCGAGCCGAAGCTATTCGAGCACAACAAGCACAACAAGCACGACCTGATGCTCAAGCACAAGCTGGTGCTACTCCTGTTGCACAAATGAATCAAAGATATAAACTACAAGCTGACAGTGTACCCAATTGTGAGGAGATTAGAAATGCTTATTTTTACTACGAACAGTCTCCAGGTGTTCAAGATGTTATAAACAGATTCATTGATAGACCAGGGACGCATCCTCCTTTTGAAGGTAATTTTGAAAAAGCAGAAAAAGCAGCAGAAGCTTGGCAGCAACAACTCGGCAGAAGAGGTGGATATAAATCAAAATCGAAATACATGAAATGTAGAAAAAGAAAATCGAAATCCATGAAATATAGAAAAAGAAAATCAAAATCTATGAAATGTAGAAAAAGAAAATCAAATAGACGAACTATGCGAACATAATAAAATTTAGAATTTTTATTTTATAAACAATTAATTCATTATTATTTTATAATATTAATTATTAATTAGTAAATCATATTATATTAATTAGTAAATCATATTATACACTAATTAATATATTTAATATATAATAAACAATAAGATAAGTAAAATATTATCACACACACTATAACACTTGTCAAATGGACTCGAATTTAGACTTGAACATACGAAATTATAATTTAGAGGACATTACAAATTTATTTAAAATACCGATTGTTTTTACGGAATCGGATTTGCGCGCAGCAAAACTCATGGTGCTTCACACTCATCCAGACAAATCGAAACTTCCAAAAGAATATTTTCTTTTTTTTACGAGCGCTTATAAAATATTGTATCAGATATTCACGTTTCGCACAGGTAAAAATAGAAATAAAAAGGAAAGTTATAGCGAGCTCGTCGCCGAAGAAACGGTTGACCCGAATGAAGATTCAATGAAGTTGTGTGTGGACAAGGTCAAACAGCTTAACTCGACCGAGTTCAACAAGCTCTTCAATGAACATTATGAAAAATGCAAAATACAAATGGAAGAGGAAGAGGGATATGAAGACTGGTTTCGTTCTGATGATGCCAACAACGCAGATTTATCTGATTCAACCTCGTTATCCTCATGGGACCAGCGTGTATCAGAAATTGACAAACAAAAACAAGCATTGCGAACAAATTTATCGCTTGTTTCAAAAAATGAACTACAATGTGTCAATATTTTCGGCGGAGGCGAAAGTTATTATATGCTGGGTCAGGGTGCACCAAAAGAACATTCAAGCGGACTGTTTAGCTCGCTGCAATATGAAGACTTGAAAAAAGCGCACACGGAAACAGTTATACCCGTTACGCACGAAGACTATGTAAACTCCAAAAAGTTCAATAATGTGAATGAGCTGCAGTCATTTCGAGATGTGCATTTGAAATCATATAATTATGACGAAGCTTTACACAAAAAAAAAACGGAAGCACATATTGCAGAAGAAGATAACACACACCGGGCATTCACTTTGGCAAAACAAGACGAACTCGCTCAAGAAATGAATAAAAAATTTAATGGTTCATTTTTAAAGTCATTATTGTGATTATTGTGATGATGCAAATTTTGTATTTTATATATTTTATATTCAAATAACTTATTAAGTTTTAATAATAACTGATAAAAGTATTCCCACTCCGCATGATACGACCAATATTATAAAGCAAACATTACATATAATTTGTTTCCTTCGATTTCTTCTCTCTCGACTGAATCTTCTTTCCATCATATTTAGTGCATGTTGATGAAGTTGGATTTGACGTCTTTGCTCAGCTCCAACTCTGTTGCCATGATTTTCATTAATTCCAGCGTTAAGATTTCCTTCATAAAGTATAACTCTCTCCACTTCTTTTGAACACATCAAACATTTAATTCCAACCGAACTTATTTGAGATACATTTACTGCATCTCTGACTTTTCGAACAATGTAGTCATCAATGCATCCAAGGTGAACTGTATACTTACAAGTGCTACAAAAATTACGTTGAAAATCTCCGCGTTCTTCTTCTACTCCTTCATAACATATTATGCATATTTCTGCTCCTTCTTCTTTTGGTTTCGGGTGAGTTGGTGTATATTTTGTTTTGTTATTTTTATGGTGTTTATTATTTTGGGCATGTATTCCTGGCACATTTACTACAACATTGTCATCATCTAGTGGAGGTGCAGTTGCAAATGTTGCAACAACATATGAACCTGCAAATATGGGCATTACAACGCCAACAGCTTCTACAGCTTCTACAGCTTCTACAGCTTCTACAGCTTCTACAGCTTCTACATCATCATAGTCTCCATCTCCATCTACCGACATAAAAGATAAAGATGTGGCTGCTGAGTTGGAATTTGCTGGACTTAATGACGCTAACGCTGCATCACCGCCACCGCCATTATAATCATACTCATCATCGTCATCAGATGAAGTATATGCATTCGGAATGTTCGAAATTTTTGGAATGTCATACCTTTTGCACAACTGTTGTTGTTGTTGGAAATGATGCATATGTGGGTGTATTTGAACAATTGCGTGGGCCATTATATCATGAATCGTTTGGCGTATCGTTCGTTATCTTACTTATGATAAAACTGTTTATGTTATTTTATTTCAATTTATAATTTATTATGATATTTATTTTATTTATTAAAATTGAAAAAATAAATATTAAAAACTAATTGTTTAGGTTTAGAATAAAGTAATCTCATCATCGTAATCCCATCGTTCGTAATCCCATCGTTCGTAATCCAATCATCATCATGTTGATAAATGACCGGTACAAGTTGCAGAAACGCATAGGTTCTGGCGCGTTTGGATTAGTATTTAGTGCAAAAAATGTAAATACAAACGAAACTGTGGCGATAAAGTTGGAGCCGACTGCTCAAGTGGATACGCTAACTCATGAAGCCGCAATTTTAATGAAACTTTCAGGGATTCCGGGAATTCCTAATCTTCGGTACTATGGAGTACCCGACCACAATCGGTACATGGCAATTGACTTGTTGGGAAAAAGTTTACAAACGATTTCAAGTGAATATAAAAAATCAGTTCCAATCGAAATTGTAAGAGTGTATGCGAAACAAATGGTTCAAATTATTCGGGCTGTTCACGAGAGGGGATTTGTCCATCGAGACATCAAGCCTCCAAATTTTATGATTGGCATCATCAACAAAAATGAAAGTAACGAAAACGAAACTGAAACACACAATAAATTGTTTTTAATTGATTTCGGAATGTCTCGAACATACATTGATGATAAAACAAATGCACACAGGCCTAATAAAACGCGCACAACCGGTATTATTGGAACGCTGCGTTACGTAAGTATCCATGTGCATGATGGATGCGAACCAAGTCGACGAGACGATTTAATTTCAATCATGTATGTTCTCATTTACCTGGTAAAAGGGCGACTTCCTTGGAAAGCAGCGGCATCTCCAGAACTGGTGGCACAAATAAAAAAAACAATTTTACCAGAGGACCTATTTTTCGAAATGCCTCCGAGTTATTTGGAGATTTTCAAATACTTATGTAGTATGTCATATGATGAAACACCCGACTATTCGTATATTATTGATAATTTGTAGTTGGTTGTTTGGAATTAATGAATTTAATATTTTAGTTCCATCTCTCCAAAATAATATCCAAGATTTTTATTTTTTGAAACTCTTTTTTAATTTTGAAATATGGACAAAAATAAATGTCCAATTTTCATTTTTTAAAAAAAGTTTTAAAATATTATTTTTCATTTTTTTTAGGTTTTTATTTTGAGTCACAAAATACAATATTGTAAGCATTTTGTATAACACTGAAATATTGAAAAAAGCGTCGCAGAGCATAAGGAAAAAATGGAAAAAATGCGATTTTTTGGACATTTTTCCGATTTTTCCGGATTTTTGCCCATTTTAAAAAGTGCAAAAAAACGAGTAAATGGACCGAAAAAAACGAGCATCAGCACATTTTTACATGTTTTTCAAAAACTGAAAGCATGTGTGGTCAGGATTTTTTTTTTAAAGAAAACGCTCGTTTTTTTGTAATCCATCTGGGACCGTTTTGTGTCTGCGGGGCGATGCTCTCGCGACGTTTTGACTTTTCCAAAATCTCAGAGCAAACAGATAACATTTCCGCTCGTTTTTTTTGACCCCATTTCCATCCGCTAGGTGTATGCAGTGAGCTCATTTTGCTTTACCAAACTCCGACAGCATACAGATAACAATTCCGCTCGTTTTTTTTGACCCCATTTTTGACCCCCCCTTACTTATGCAGCGACAGTAATAATCGTTATTTTGAATCTCACCAATATGCTTTGTAATTTCTTGTTTTCTTAAAAAATCAATATTTTCAAGAAAATTAGAAAACATCCCCCAAAAAGCAATATTTCGTGGATTGAAAAACTAAAAATGCAAATTTTGGGGATTGAAAAAAAACGGAAAATATTTTTATTTTTTTGAAACTCTTTTTTAATTTTGAAATATGGACAAAAATAAATGTCCAATTTTCATTTTTTAAAAAAAGTTTTAAAATATTATTTTTCGTTTTTTTTAGGTTTTTTATTTTAAGAATAATATGTATATTTATGAGCATTTTGTATAACACTGAAATAATGGAAAAAGCGGCGCAGAGCATAAGGAAAAAATGGAAAAAATGCGATTTTTCGGACATTTTTCCGATTTTGGACATTTTTTTTAAATAAAAAAAATTTATGAAATGGACCGAAAAAACGAGCATCAGCGCTTTTTTTCGTAATATTATAAGGTGAAAGCATAAATGGTAAGTGGTTTTTCTAAAATAAATTCCAAATTATTTTTCGGTTAAATTTGGACCGTTTTTTATCCACAGGATAATGCTGTCACGACATTTTGGCTTTTTCAATTTTTGTTAGCAAACAGATAATAATTCCGCTCGTTTTTTTTGAACCACACGATACCCCTAGACAATTTTCAAAACACTCGTTTTTTTTATTTTGCGTGAGCAAACAGATAACAAATCCGCTCGTTTTTTTTGAACCAGTATTTTTTGTCCAATACTTATGCAGCGATATCAATAAATGTTGATTTTCGTCTCACGAATATGCTTTGCATTTTTTTCATTTTTCAAAAAGTCATTGATTTCAAATATTCCAAAATATCCTCCCAAAAGAGACATTTCCATCTTTGGAAAACTAAAAATGCGTTTTTGGGGGATTGAAAAAAATCTATTATAATTTTTTTACTTTTAAATAAATAAATAATCTATTTAGAAATATTATATTATTATTGTATACACGACAGGTTCAGGTTCAATTATGGCTATGACCACACCAATAGAACAATGTAAATATAAGCAGTATACGTGTGAATGTTGCTGTTTTTCGTGTATATTTGAGAGTGATTATAAGCGACATATTAGAACAAAAAAACATATGAAACTAAAATGCACTGTAGAGAAGCCTGAAAAAAAAGTCTCGAAACATAATAAACATAATGAATGTGAATGTGGAAAAGTATTCAAAACACAGAATGGTTTAATGAAACATAAGCAGCGTTTGTGCACTGGTAAAGATAATATAATTATAAATTTAATGAGAGACAATGCTGAAATAAAGGAGCTAATGAAAGAACAGCAGAAATTCATGAGAGACCAGCAGGAGCAGTATCACAAACAATTGGTGGACATGATACCGATGATGTGCGGTAGTACCAATTTAATTACAAATAATAATACGAACATTAAACAAAAATTCAACTTGAATGTGTTTTTAAATGAGCAGTGCAAAGATGCAATCAACATTGGTGATTTTATAAAATCGCTGCAAATCACACTGGATGATTTGAATGTAACGAGAGAAAAGACGTTGGAAGATAGTGTCGGCAATATTTTTTTGAGAGGATTAAAAGAACTGGATATTTACAAGCGTCCAATTCATTGCACTGACAACAAGCGAGACATCATGTACATCAAGGACGAAGAAAAGTGGGAAAAGGATGAAGGAAACTTGAAATTTAAAGATACAATTGATGCCATTACCAAAAAACAGATTACAACATTGAAACAGTGGAAGGATTCAGACCCGGAAGTTGCAAAAACAAGTTCATCTAAGAATGATAATTTTTTAATGACATTTAATCACATTTGCACGCCGATACCGGAGGTCGGTGAAAAGCGCATTATAAAAACGATAGGTAAGGAAGTTCACATTAATGATTAATTATTTGAGTGCGTTTAATTTTAGATGTAAATAAATGAATTAATATAGTAATTTTAAATAACCTTTTTTTTATTTTTTATTATATTATTATATTGATATATATCATATAATAACAGTAAATGTCAACGAATGATGATAAAAATGGTAAAAGAAATATTGTTCCACCACCGCATAAGAATAATAGATATGATAAATACAAATACTATGACCCGTTACTGCACCCTCCAATTGCAAGGTCATCCATTACATATCCGCAACAAAGTGCATCTGCCGCATCGAGTGTGACAAAGGTGATAAACCGAATAAACATTGAGGCGGATGTTGATGATTTGGAAGATTTGATAAATATTGGAAAAAAGGTAGGGACCGAATTTAAATTGGAGCCGCACATCGAGTATAATATTGACCTGGCGATGATAAAAAATTTAATTCCGGAAATGGAGGACTTGAATAATATGATAGGTCAACAAGAATTCAAACGGCAGGTTGTTACATTGATTCTTTATTATAGCATGCGTTTAAATCGCAAAAATGATGATTTATTGCATACGGCAATATATGGCGAACCGGGCATCGGTAAAACTGAGTTTGCGCAAAAATTGGCGAAGATTTATTTAAAATTGGGCGTTTTAAAGAATAATATTTTTAGACGGGTTCGTCGAGGAGACTTGATTGCAGGTTATTTAGGTCAAACCTCGTTAAAAACGGCAGAAGTATTGAAGTCAGTGCGCGGCGGCGTTCTTTTTATTGATGAGGCTTATTCAATTGGAAACAGCAGCGGGAAAGACACGCAGGATTCGTACAGCAAGGAGTGTTTGGATTTAATAAATCAAAGCTTGACTGAAATGCGCGAAGATGACGACAAGTATTTTATTTTAATGATTGCGGGATACAAGGATGAATTGAAGCGCAATTTTTTTGGAATGAATGATGGGTTGGAGCGCCGTTTCAGTATTCATTTTACAATGCAGTCATATGTTCCGCAAGAAATGGTGCAAATATTTATTAAAAAGTCGCTTGATGGTGGTTGGTTCATTGAAGAAGGTGCAATGACCGATGAATTTATAAAAGAGCATTCTTCGCATTTCAGGCATCACGGTGGTGACATGGAGTTGCTTTTTGTGAAATGCAAGATTGCGCATTCTAAAAATTTGCTAGCAGGAACTAGCAAAATAAAAAGATGTATATCAAAGGCTGATATAAAGGATGGGATTGAATTATTCATAAAAAATTCAAATGCGGCCAATGATGGTTATAATTTGTATAGTAAAACCATGTACATCTAGGTAGTAGGGGAACCTAGGTTCCCCTATGACCCCTCCTTTGTCACTTTTGAAGATGTGCGGTGGGTCACATGTCAAATGGTGACATGTGACCCCACGCAAACAAATAATAAGTAATAATCATAAATTATTATTACTTAAAAATAACTAAATAAAGTTTATAAATAAATAATTATGATTTTAGAACAACAACAAGAAGTGCAAGAAGAGCAAGAGAAACAATTTGCACTATGTTTAAACATGATTGTGAAGAATGAGTCTCACATCATAAAAGAGACGTTGACTAAACTGCTGCAAAAAATTAAATTTGATTATTGGGTTATATCGGATACGGGCTCAACAGATAAAACAATTGAAATAATTACCGAGTTTTTTAAAGAAGTCGGGATTCCGGGTGAAATATATGAAGATGACTGGGTTGATTTTTCTCATAATCGTAATAGAGCGCTAGAATATGCATTCGGAAAAAGCAAATACTTGCTAGTATTTGACGCGGACGATGAAATATGCGGCGATTTTGTGTTGCCGGAATTGACAAGGGATTCTTATAGTTTGCAATTTGGAAGTTACACACGACCGCAAATTGTGAATAATCATAAGCGGTGGAAATATGTCGGCGTGTTGCATGAATTCATTTGTTCTGCTGATTCTAGAATTGATGACGCAAATACGGAAATTATAAAAGGACCTTACCATGTTACATCTGGTAGAAGCGGAAATAGAAACCTTGACAGTAACAAGTATTTGAAAGATGCGATTATATTAGAAAAGGCGTATTACAATGCCGTTGATGCAAAGGATGAGATATATAACAGGTATGGTTTTTATTGTGCGAATAGTTATTATGATTGTGATAAATATGAACATGCAATTTTATGGTACAAAAAGACACTTGAAAATGGCGGGTGGGTTCAGGAGAAATACGTGTCTTGTTTGAAACTTTACAACTGCTATAACAACCTGGATAATAAAGAAGCAGGGTTTTTTTATCTTGTCAAGTCGGCCGAGTATGATAGAGAGAGGGCGGAGTGTTATTACGAGCTTATAAAATATTATTCTGGCTCAGGTTCACACGATGTTGCATATGGATATTATGGCGTATTGCGTGATTTTTACAAAAACTCTTATTTAAAAGATGGATTAAATAATAAATTATTTGTAGATGTGGGTATATCTGAATTTCATTTGCCATATTACGTTGTCATTGTTTGTGAAAAAATGCGCGATTATGAGACAGGAATACACATGTATAGAATTATTTTTACAAAGAAATGTAAAATATTTGATGAATGGTATATAGGCAACCTGTTGTACAATTTACAATTTTTTACCGAACACGTCAAAGATGAAGATAAAACGGCATTTTATTCGTTATTTCAAGAATATGTGGATTTTCTTGTTGCCAATAATTATCCGTTGTTTGACGAAACTATAAAGATTTATGAAAAATATGGAATAAAAAAAAGAGAAGCGTCAATTGTAACTGACGAGTGTTTGACTAGTAAAAAAATATTGATTTATACCGGATTTATGGATTATTTGTGGAATGATACTTATGTTTCCAATAATCCTATTGGAGGAGCTGAAAAAGCGGTGGCATATTTAGCTAGGAATTTGCCCAAAGAATACGAGATAATAATAAGTGGTGATGTTGCAGATGAAGTGGTGGGAAACGTAAGGTATGTGAATCGTTTCAAGTTGCAAGCATTGTTAGATGTTGAAAAATTTCACACAATTATTGTATCTCGGTATGTATCATTTTTTATATTATTTCCTCGGTTTAAATGTTATCAATTATATCTATCTGCGCATGACAATGGGTTTCTAAATAACTTTAATGATATTTCACCAAATTGTTTAATTGAAGAAAATAATAAATACATCAACGGAGTAATATGTTTGACGACATGGCATAAATTATATATGATTAAACAACAATACCCGTGTTTAAAAGATAAGGTTAAGGTAATAAATAATGGAGTGGTGTTATCATCGGATTGTGATGCCACATCGTTATCGCATAATAAAGTAAAAAATAAATTTGTCTGGACGTCTTGTAGTTATAGAGGATTGGATGTGTTGTTGAAATTGTGGGATAAAATACTTGAAGTTATGCCGGATGCAACGCTGGATATTTCATCTTACTTGCCATTTCCAAATCCAAATAAAATTGTTATGGACGAGGAAATTCAGAAACTTATAAATCGTCATAGTGAAAGTGTTAAACATCATGGAATATTAAATACTGCAGAGGTGTACAACTTGATGTCGAGAGCAGAATATTTTTTATATACGTGTACATTTTGTGAAACGAGTTGCATTACTGCACTTGAGATGTTGGTGCATGAAGTCGTGTGTTTGTATTATCCGTTGGCCGGTCTTAATGATACACTTGGAGAATATGGAATCAAAGTAAATTATGGACAAGAAATTGAAAGCGTTATGAACTTGAGTGAAGAGAGAAAGGCAGAAATGAAAATAAATGGAAAAAAATATGCAATGTCGTGTTCGTGGGAAAATCGGGCAAAAGAATGGGTAAGTGTGTTGGGATTGAATAATCGATGCGTGACGAGCGTTGAGGATGACAGCGTTGATGATGACATTTATAATATGAATAAAATACATGATGATGGTATAAATTTAATGTTTAAATATGGGATATCCAATAATACAGATAAAGTGGTTCATCACGAGTATCATAAATTTTATGATAATATTTTACAACCATTTCATAAATCATATGGTGGTTTGGTTGAAATAGGTCTTGGTTATGGACCGTCATTGCCTATGTGGATGAGTATGTTTGAAAACTCACACATTTATGGTATAGATAAAGATAAATCAAATATAAGCATAAGTAATGACAAAGTTACAATTCTTGAAGCGGACCAAAGTAACATTGATGATTTAAAAAAAATAAAATCTATGTTGATGAATAAAAATATATTCTTTATAAATGATGATGGGTCACATGTACCAGAACATCAAATATTAACGTTTAATATGTTATTTCCAATTTTAGTAGAAGGCGGTATTTATATAATAGAAGATATTGAAACATCGTACTGGACGAAAGGTTCGTGTTACGATTATAAAATAGAATATGGCTACAAACATGGTAAATCAATTATTGAAATATTTAAAGATTCAATCGACATTATAAATCGCGAATTCATTTCAGACAAAAAACAATTATCTAATAAAATTTTACATCATAATTATATAGAAAGTGTATTATTTGCTAGAAACTGTATTATAATAAAAAAAACATATAATGCTGATAGAGAATATAGATTTAAACAGTTTATAGAAGTTGAAACGACGAGCAAGGATATAAATGCAGAAGTGAAAATAAATTCGAATAAAAAAGAATGGGCATTTTTTTGTTCTACATTTTTTGAAAAACAAATGATTCAACAGTATATTGATAATTTAAATTTAAATAATCTATATCCGGAGTATTACATTTGTGTAACAAGTGATAAAGAAGTGATTATGAAAAGTAAACCAGAAAAGGTTACAATTGTTTATGAAGTATTTGATTCAAGTATTTTTAATGCTCTTCCAAATTCTAAATTTAGTTTTTTAAACACTGAACCGTTAACTATTCCATATAGGTTAGACAATGTAAAACTGATATTCGATTTGTATAAAAAACATGTGGATTCTTTCAATTATTATGACTATAGTGAAAGTAATTTGAGATTATTGAATGAGAAATGTATTGGTGTTGGTGTTGATAAAGTTTATTTACCATATAAATGTAGTTCAGAAGAGTTATCGACATTACACAATTTGAATAAAAATACAAAAAAAGAATATGACTTTGGAATACTAAAAACACTCGGAAAAGAAGTTTCGCCTAGAAGGAACAAAATAGTTGATTTTCTAAAATCTTATAATTTTTCTATAAATATAATTGAAGGGTGGAATTATAATGATAGAGATTTTGAGTTGGCAAAATGTAAAATTATATTAAATATACATGGAAATTTAAATAATGATGTAAGCACCATATTTGAACACATTCGCTGTGATAGGTTACTAGAAGCCGGTTTCAATATTTTATCTGAGACATGTCATGATTTATCTCCGGAGTTTATACAAAAGTATTCCAACTTAAGATTAATTGAATATGAAGAATTTTTTGACGTTGGAATAATTATTGATTGTTACAATAACTCATTTGTAAGTAACGAGCACAATAAATATGTGTTGGAGATGTTGAATAACTATTACAATAGATTCGATATACCTTTTTCACACGTTTCATTTATAGAGAAATTAAGTTTAGAATTTAATCCAAAAAGAATGGTAATTTATGATATTGGTTCCAACGTGTTACATTGGAGTCAACATGCGAAAGTATTATGGAAAGATAGTAGCATTTACGCATTCGATGCGATGACAGAAATGAAATTATTGTATGATGAATATAATAAAAAAAAAAATACAACATTTGAGTATAATGTGGGGGTTTTATGCGATGAAGATTATAAACGAATTAGTTTTTATCAGAATGATGAGTATTCTACTGGAAATTCATATTATAAAGAAATAGGTCATTGTAATTCGCATAATGCTTATACGGAAAATCACATCAAGCATAAAATTGGGATGAAGTTGGAAACGGTTGTTAAGAATAAGAAAATTCCGTTGCCCGATTTAATTAAGATTGATGTTCAAGGAGCGGAGTTGGACATTTTGAAAGGGTCTATGAAAATAATTAATAATGCAAAATTTCTTATTGTAGAATTACAACATGTTGAATATAATCAAGGTGCGCCGCTATGCAATAAAACTCGTGATTTTTTGATTGAGAATGGATGGGAAGTGTATGCTGAGAAATTTTCCAACAACGGTCCAGATGCAGATTGGTGTTTTATAAACAAGAACAGATGCGTTGCAAATCCCAATGCAAATTCCGATATACCTAACAAAGAGTTTAATATATGTATAAAAAATAATAAAATGATAGTCGATTGTTTTATTTTTTACAATGAATTGGACATGTTAACTTATCGGTTAAATATATTAGACAAAGTGGTTGATTATTTTGTATTAGTAGAATCAACCCACACACATGTTGGCAAAGAAAAACCATTGTTTTATAATGAAAATAAACACTTGTTTAAAAAATTTAATCATAAAATTATACACATAGTTGTTGATGATTTCCCACATAAGTATCCAAATATAAATATTGAAAAACAAGAACAATGGATAAACGAAAGGTTTCAAAGGGACTGCATTTCAAGAGGAATAGACAAATTGAATCTCACTGGTGAAGATATTATTATCATATCTGATTTGGACGAAATCCCTAATCCTACTGTATTAGAAAAGGTGAAAAATAATAACATTGTCGTTGGCATTAATATACTTGACATGGATTTATACTATTATAATTTAAATTCCAAAATGGGTCTTAAATGGTATCCCGTTAAGATACTCACTTTTGAAAAATATAATGAACTTAATATTGGCTGTGATAAAATCCGTTTTTATAACTGTCCGATTATTAAAAATGCGGGGTGGCATTTAAGTTACTTTGGTAATGAGAAATTTATTAAAAATAAACTTGAAAACTTTACTCACCAAGAGTTCAATATGACAGAATTTACTGATGAAAAACGAATAGAAGAGCGGATAAAAAATGGAAAGGATTTATTTGATAGACATATTAAAATAGAAAATATTCCAGTTGAAGATAATGATAATTTACCACCTGAGTATGATATTTATTTAAAAAACTATTACGAAAGTAACCATTTAAGTGAGGATGGAAAAGAAGAAGTGAAAATAAATTCGAATAAAAATGAAATGGATTTGAACAAGTTTAACAACGGTAGTGGCGTTTTTATACAAATTGGTGCTGGTGCAGGGGATTTAGATGAGAGAGCAAATTGTAGAGATGGATTTACTGAATTAGTCAAAAAATTACCTAGACAAAGTATAAAAAAAATTATTTTAGTTGAACCTAATCCATTAAATATTCCTTTATTGAAAGAGTGTTGGAAAGATTATCCTGAATCTATTATATATGAAATAGGAATTGTTCCAAAAAATTATCAAGATAATACTATAGATTTGTATTATTGTCCGTTAGATGCCCCTCATTATCAAGTGGCATCAATAAATAAAAGCCATGTACAAAAACATTATGGTGATAATTGTGAAATAGAAAAATTTATTATTCCTGTTAAACAACTAGAAACATTTATTAACGAAATTACTACAGAAGAAATTGAGCTATTAGCATTAGATATAGAAGGAATTGATGCTGAAATATTATTAGACATTAATTTCAATAATTTAAAATTAAAATATTTATCATTTGAGCATTTACATTTAGGCGAATATAAAGAGAATGTATTGAATCATTTAAAAAATAATAATTATGAGTTTGTAGGGTCAGGTGTAGACCATAATGGATATGACTATTTATATATTAATGGACATTATTTATAACAAGTTTATGAAATTATAAAAAGTGTAAAATATTTATTAAAAATATTTAGAGAGACATTCATAAATAAACTATACAATACAAACAATACAACAATGCAGATTTTTGTAAAAACACTTACTGGAAAAACAATTACTTTAGAAGTAGAGTCGAATGACACGATAGCTTCATTGAAAACGAAAATTCAAGACAAGGAGGGCATTCCGCCCGACCAACAGCGATTAATTTTTGCAGGCAAACAGCTGGAAGATGAGCGAACGTTGGAAGACTACAACGTTCAAAAGGAAAGCACTTTGCATCTTGTGTTGAGGTTGCGATAGATGGAATGGGCGAAATAAATTATATATTCAAAGATACTTAAAGATGTCTCGCTAATAATGTTATAGAAAGGCAATTAAGCAATTCAACAAGCATACAATGGCAACAGCAGTAGTGAGTGGACAAAAGATGGCAGGATGTGTAAAGTGGTTTAATATGAAGACTGGTTTTGGGTTTCTGACCGTGGTTCATGGTGGTGGAAGTGGCGAGCTAAAGGTTGGAAGCGAGGTTTTCGTGCATCATTCAAATGTCAAAGTTCAGGAGGAGCAGTACAGGTTTTTGGTTCAAGGTGAGTACGTGGAGTTTGATGTGTCGAATGTTGCAAACGGCCAGCATTCTTGCCAGGCGACGAATGTGACGGGCATGTTTGGCGGCAAGTTGATGTGCGAGACGCGCAATGATGCGCGCCAGTCGTCTTCGTCGCAACAACCTGGCGGTCGCGGTGATGATGAAGACGACAGTGGTGACGGTGACGCATATGTGCCGGTTTTGAGGAGGACGGCAAGTTCGGCAGCGCCATCAGCGCCATCATCATCTTCATCATCATTCAAGACGCGTGGTGGCGCGAGTGGCGGTCGTGGTGATGATGCGCCTCGCACTCGTGGTCGCGGTGGTGGTCGCAGTTAAAACTTCTTGAATTCTTGAAAGAAAATGAAGAAATGAATATAAAATATAAAATAAAAATAATGATTTAGAATTTAAATTATTATTTATATTAAATATATTCAAATACTTATTACTTATTACTTATTTACAATATGGATACCAATAATGTTGAAATGGAAGTTATGGAAGGGAGCAGTGAAGAGACGAGGTTATCAAAGTTGAAGGAAGACATTATTGGCGTGATGTGCAACGTGTTGAATTATATGACTTTGTCATCATACGACTATTATTACACGCAATACCATCAAGAGTGTCGAAAGGAAATGAATGCCATTTATGACAACGGAGCAAGTTTAATTACTGTTGAGAGTTGCAAACATTTTTACGAGTGTTTGAAACGACTGGAGAGCGTAACAGACACGGATGACCCTGATTATTACGAATTCAGAAGGAAAATGAGACGATTTATAATATCTTTGGCATCGATTAGAGCATCATGATAAAAATTATTAATTTTATTTGATACTTTTTCTAGATTCTCTAGATTCTCTAGATTCTCTAGATTCTATTTATTTGCTTTTACTTTTTTATTTGCTAGTAAGAATGCTCTTTTAGTGTGGCTGCATCCATTTTTTAAAATGTCGTAATCAACGACGGATGCATTTCCGCCGGTAATGGAGCTTGCCAAACGAGCTAAACCCCAAGATTGCGGTGTTTGGTTGGGTCGTGAACCCGAGGAATAGTATGCACCTTCGCCTTTACGCACGATTTGTTTAAGTGCGCCCAAAGAACATCCAGTTTTACGTGCTAGTTCATTGCTTGGAGTAACGTTGTCAACATTGTAAATTCGTTTGGCATTTTCTATATGAGACGATTTTTTACTTTTGAAAGAGGAAACTTTTTTCCGCGTATAGTATTTGTTGCTCTTGTATAATTTCCGCGATTTCATCAACATTCCGAGTTGGCGCTTTTTATCCTTGCTTGACAGCTGTTTTGGAATATAGCGTACAGGAAGAGATGTGCGATTATATTTTTTTGTTTTTCGAAGGCGCATAAGTTGTTTCAATTAAAGTATATATATAATAAATATATATTTTAATTATTATAAATATTTGATATTTTCATAACGATTCCTTGTTGAAGAAAATTTGCCGAAAATGTGTCATTTCTTTGTCTGTAAACATGCTTGTCAAGAAATCGTTTGGCGTTTTAGTTTCTTTTAAAAGGTTGGAAATCATAAAAAGCGAATAAATTCCGCATTCCGTGTTGCTTTTTTGGTGTTGTTTATCGTTTACAATATATTTAAAGTTTATTCCAATTTCTTTTCCCTGTTTCATTATTTTCTTGGCAAATTTATTGATTTCTTTTGATGGTGGGTCGCCGGTGCTGTCAAAGAAGAAAATGAATTGTTGTTTTATGTTGATGAAGAGAGATATCCAATGTGAACCGGATAAATAGTGTGGGTCGGTATTAAAAATAATTCCAATTTTATTTTTATTATTGGCTGGATTCAGATAAGTTTTTATGTCAAAATTGCACAATTCTTCGTATACGCATGATGACTCACCCTTTGGAGTTTTATCGAAATCGATAGGTGACGGACCAATAAATTCAAAAAAAGGAAATGCATCTTCGTATTGTTTCATAACTTTTGTAATATCAACACTGGACAGCCACTCATGTGGATTTTTATTCCACGTTTTTGGGCTTTCAGGTGCAAAATAGTTGAATAAATCTTTCGTGGCAGATGCACCTTCGTTAAACAGTTGTCGCATCCAACATGATTCCTTATTACACACGCTTCCAAATGCTGTTTTCAGCGACTCCCATATTTCTTTCACATCATTGCTCTTTATTAATGCATCTGGATGACGCGCGTTCCAACTGTCTCTGAGTTTTATAATAGCATTTGTGGTATAGCACGTGAAATCTTTTTCTTGGGTTGGTGCGCATGAAAGTTTTTTGAACGATTCATCTAAATTATTTTCATTTTCTTGCGTAGGTTTTTTTCGAATACTTTTATTTTTTTTATGTTTTAGACTATGAGGAGGCATTTATTTGTATTTAATTTATAGTTATAATACTTTTTTATTTTAATTTTATTTTTAATTTTATTTTGTTATTTTAATTTTTAGTTTCTTCTGAAATAATTTCATTGGTGGTGGTGGTGGTGCCGGGAATTTTATCTTTTTTATCTTTTTTATTTTTTTGTTTTTTTAGTCCCTTGTATTTGAATGATGGGTCTTTGGGATTGAATTTAAATTGTTGCGGGAAAACAACCGGTTCTTTTTTCTGAGACGATGATTTTTTTATAACATAAGTATCAAGTGTAAGTTTTTTTACTTCTTTTGGTTTGAAACAAAGTTCATTGGTTTTATTTAATTCAAATGCGTTGAGCACGTTGAGTTCGTCGAGTTTGTTACTGCATATGCAGTTCTGCTGTGCAGTTGGTTCGCCCGCTACAATTCCCATACACACGTAACATTTTTGTATGGTTTCACTTTGGTCTTCAAATTTCAAGTGGGTAATGCACGCCTTCATGTACATGTTGAATGCACTGTTTAATGTAATATCAACATCTTTCATTTCATCTTTAAAAAGGTCTTTTGTGATGGAAATTATTCTTTTTCGATAAAATTTCAAATCTCTCTTGAATCCCGTGTTGTAATCTATATTATTTTTGCGAAGGTATTTTTCATACTGTGCGACATTTACCATATATTCTAGAGTTGCGTCATCGACGGAATTTAAAGAAATGTCCATTATTCAATTATTTTATTTATTTTATATATAATTAATTATATATTATTATTATCTTATACAAATATATAATCAATGACGGCGAATATAAACATTCTGCTTATTGACACGCGTGTATCGCATTATGAGGCGATTATTGCGGCAGTCGACCCTGCATTGTCACTGGGGATAACGTTTGACTATTACACTGACACTTTCGACACATTGAAAGAGCGAATGAGGTCAAGTGGCGTTATCGCGAATTCAGTTGGACTTGTTCAGCACAAATATAAAATGCCGACATTTAAAATTGTGGATGCGCAAACAACAACAAGCATCATTGAGCAAGTTGAAACACAGGATAATGAATTATCCACATGGGCACCATTAAAAGAATTTATTGAGTGGTGTAAGACGGAATTAAACACTGCACATTTTGACATGATGGCGTGCGCGCTTTATTCTAATCCATATTGGAAATACATCATCGACACGCTGTCGGTACAAACTGGCGTGGAAATCCGCGCTTCAACTGATGATACGGGCTCGTCGTCGCTCGGTGGAAACTGGTTTTTGGAGTCGCATGTTGGCATTAATCTGAAAGAAGTGTATTTTAATGATTCGATTAATGGTTATATGGGATTATTAGATTCTGAAATGTTCAACGTGGATAGCTTGTACTTGTATACGACTCAAGTGCCCACAATAACAACGTTGCCACCCCGACCAACCCGCCCAACGAATCCCACATTGCCTCTATCTGCTCCAACTCTACCATCACGACCAACTTTGCCAACCGGGACGCTTCCTTACAGTATTTGGGGGGGACCAAGTGGAACTGGTGGATATGCTGTATCCTACGGTGATGATGATCACACTAATTCATTTTCTAAAGTAAGTTCACAACTAAAAAGCAATGTTCTATATTTATTTTCAACCCCGATGGCGTTAAAATCGGATAATAATGGTAGTTTGGTACTATGGGGATATCATGTTTCTTCAGCAAAAACAATAGCGCCGGCGTCCGAAAATTTATCAAGTAACGTTGTGTCAGTGTGTACATATAGTGACTATTTATATGCTTTAAAAAGCAATGGTGCAGTTGTGGGGTATGGAAATTTTACAAATTTCCCTGCATTTCCTACATCTGATTTGTCTAGTGGTGTTAACTTTATAGCCACATCATATCAGGATATAGCATGCTTGAAAAGCGACGGGTCAATAAGAGGTTGGGGATGCGAAGTTTTCAAAAATTCATCATCAGTTCCTGCCTTTATATATCCTGCCGGTTCAAATTTAAATAGTGGTTTCGTTAAACTAGTAACAATTGGTTGGCCTCCCGCTTTTGCCGCAATAAAAACGGACGGGTCAGTTGTATTTTTTGGAGGAACATCGGCTAGTACTAATTATTTGTCCAATCCAACAACATTTTATCCGGCTGGAAGTAATATTACTTCTGGCGTAGTTGATGTATTCCTCACAATAGGTTATAATTATCAAGCGTGTTATATTGCATTAAAAAGCGATGGTTCTCTTGTGGCGTGGGGAGCTGGAGCATCAAGTTTAAGTACGTATATAACAGGTAAAACGGCAGTTAAAATTATAAAAATGAATGATAGACCGCTTATATTATTATCAGATGGAACATATATAGATACATTATCAGGTGCATCTGCAGGAACACAAACAAACATTGTAGATGCAATAGAATCGAATGGTCGATGTATATTTTTAAGAAGCGATGGAACATTGGCTTGGAGGGGTGGCGAAAGTTTTCAATATTTTTTTAGTACCGATATATCTGTGCATACAAATGTAGTCAAAATGTGGAATTTATATGAAGGACAGTTTAATCAGGGAGCAGTCATTTTAAATTCTAGTGGACAATTGCGACTGTTGGCGAATAATGTTTTACTTTTATCGAATGTAAACAATGCTACCGTATCCAATAATATGATATGTGCTATAACAAGTGACGGCAAGGTTACAACTATCAAAAATAGAGGGACAACACCTTTTTCAACCTGGTTAAACTTTGATAGAATTTATGCAAATAATGCGTCGCTAGAAAGCGCAACAAGCGTTCTTGCCGTAACAAATTCTACAAATGTTTCCGTCGTATTGAAAACTCAGCTTATTCTTCCATACTTTTTTTCTTTTAATGGAACTAATGCATACGCAACATGTCCGTATAATTCATATAATACTGCATTAGATTTGGTAACTGGATACACGGGAACTTCCGCGTCAATTGGCGGAAATGCATTTACAATCGAGACGTGGTATTATCAACCGGCACAAACTCTGAATTCAACAATTGTTGACAGAGGAAATTCATGTTATTTGTTTCAAGTGAGTCCTAATGCAAATACAATAACGGCAAATCTCGGATGCTTGGGATTTGCCAATACTGCAATTTCTGGCACTTGGTTGTATGCCACTAGCGCAACTGTAACTACAGGAAAATGGTGCCATGTTGCAATAACGCGCTCAGGAACTTCTTATCAATTCTACATTAATGGTGTTTTAAAACAAACAATGACTGGACCGGCAACATTAAATAGAGATGATGGAGTTTTGGGAATAGGAACGCAACTGGCCGGAACTACAACTGGCTCAAATTTTACAAATTCGGGATGTAGCATGTACGATTTGCGTCTATGGAATGTGTGTCGCACACCTGCCCAAATTCAAAGTTACATGAATGTTCTCGTTCAACCCAGTAGCGCCGGATTAGTTGCAAATTATTTATTGAATGACAATTCCGGTACATTTTATGATAGAACAAGAAATGCTTTGCATTGTACGATTGCCAATTATTCAAGTTCTTTGTGGGTGACCAGTTTCGCCTTTCCGAACATTGGACTGTATTTAAATCCCGATTTTAGTTTTATTCGCGGTATTTTTTTGCCTGGTGTTTCTTCAGCTTTGTATATCAATCTTAAATATACGGATTTTACGGGTGCAAATTTAACTGGAATAAATTTTTCGAATGTTGATTTAACTGGTGCAAATTTTAGTGGTGCAAATTTAACTAATGTTAATTTTACGAGTGCAATCTTAAAAGGAATAACTATCAATAATTCAACGAAATTTACAGGAGCAAATTTTAACAATGCAATGGTATATTCAATTATTGGCAGTATAAATCCAAGCCTTCTTAGTAATGTTGGCAACGTTTCATATTATTTTTCAAATGTTGGTTTGTCAAACCCGTTGATAGATTATAATAATGCAAACACAAGCATTGCGCTTCCGCCAACTTCGATTACCAACTATGTAGTATATTTTGCAAACTATTACAATTATAAAAAATCCAACGCTCGATTTTACATTTCATGGGCAACCGATTCCAATGCACTTTCTTTTTCTTCTTCAAGTTACACGCCAAAAGTGCGTTTTCAAGTTGTACATCAAACAACAAATGTAGTTGGCATAGATGTTTTATTTGATTATGCTGCTGGAAAAGGATGTATTGAGTCAACTGTGCCATTTTACATTGATAGTGAAAATGAAGGAAATAATAATGTCTCTGACAGTGGTGCATCAGCAAATTATAATGTGCCAATAAGATATAGGTTATGGGGAGAGTTGTTGAATGGGACAAGGTCTTCATCGTATGTTAATGTAAACCAATCTAGCACGGCTGTAACACAATTTGCATTATACGATGACATAATCACGAATGCGCCGAGTTGGTACACAAGCATCACCACCAACAGCAATAGTTCTAATTATTATAATAATATTGGTTATATAAGTAACAGCAATAATGCATTATTTTTGTACGGAAAGCAGACATTTGCAAATGGAGTTATTAGTGCAGGCGCAACATTTTATAACTGGGCAACGAGCACGCCTTACATAATTCCTGCAACAACTGGCGCTTGGCGCAAGTACGTAATTGACCCGACTGGAAATTCAGTTTTTATCAATACATGGAATTCGACAAATGAAGGGTGGTGTAGATATGTATTTTCTACAAATACACTGACAGTATTGAGTCCTGGGCAATTTGGAAGTGCAAGTAACACCGTGTGCAATTCAACAGGAACTCGCGCTTATACTAACGATATAGAAAAGTTATTGGTTTATAATTTAACTACAAGCACAGCATCTGTTGTTTCAATTGGGTCAATTAGCAATTTACGAGATATGTTTATAGATAAGAATGATAAATATATTGTAACAAGTTCATATAATGTTGCAACAGTTTATATAATAAATATAGTAAATGACGCCTTCACTAAAATTTCAACTGGTCAAATTGTTTCGAATGATACTTTAGCATGGGCATCTTTTGATGACAGTAGTACCTATTGCTATGCTGCATTTTTGGGCAGTAGAAATGTAGTATATAGGATAAAATTATCTGATGCGACATGGTCATTATTTATAACATTGCCTGTCGCCGCATCATCAGGTAAAATCACAGTAATCAATAAATATTTATACATTTTTGGAATAAATTCCATCAGTCAATATTCAATGATTGATACAACGTCTGCAACTCCGACTATTACCGTAAATGCTTTTCCAACGGGATATGACACGGTATTAGAGGTATATGAAACGAAACAAAAAAATAATGTATACTGTGTTGTAAACTACAACGGAGTTCCGACCATAATGCATTTTACTGGTTTTCCAAATACGTTCAGTAATTCAAGCGGCATCATGCTGGGTCCTTCTATGAATTATTCAAATGCTAATTTGACCAATTATAATATATCAAATTTACCGTATATGACCAACAGTAATTTTAGCAATACAACGCTAACAAATGCTAATTTTTCTAATTCAAATCTTGAAAATTCATCATTCAGTGGAAGTGTTGTTGATTTTTCCACCGCCAATTTAACTGGTGCGAATATAAATAACATTAGTTTTGGTGATGGTTTGTTCGATTATAGATTGGATGCAAATAATAATGCAACTGTTTTTAATTATCGCGGAGGAGCAAGTTTAGTTTTTCCTGAGAAAGTAAGTGACACATATACAATCACTGCAGTTGCAGACAACATGACTTGGGCGGGGGTGCCTACTGGTTTTACCAATTTTTCATTCAGCGCAACCTCTAAACTTGTTACAATTGGACAAAATGCATTCATATTTTTGAAGTTGGGTATAATTACATCACCATTTGGTCCAAATACATTCTTTCCACCGACTTTAACTACTATTAGTTATCGTTCATTTTATTATGGCACCGTAACGAATAATCCTCGGGCGACCATTATTCTTCCACAGTCAGTCGTCACGGTTGGATTTACTGCATTTGCGCAATTTGGTGCACAAGTACAATTAAAACCAACTCTTGAATGGAGTTCTGTGTTAACCACACCTCGTGCAACGGGGTCTACATTTACTTATGTGGCAACAATCCGTGGTCCGATAGGATACACTGGTTACAACAATGGTTATAATCCACTTTCAAACAGGCCTATTTATTATGGATCATCAAATACATCGATTGCCACAATTAATTCATCGACCGGGTTGGTAACGCTTGTTGGAATTGGAGATGTCACATTTACTTCATCAAGAGATGCGGATGCTGGTGAAATGACTTATACCGCTGCTGATACGATTACATCAACAACACTGACTGTTACAAAAGGAACGCCGACCTTGAGTGCTTTTTCAATTGCACAAAAATACTTTGGAGATGCGGCATTTCAGGTTACGGCGCCATCGAGTCAAAATACTGTTGGAACATTCCATTATACAAGCAATAACGCATCGGTTGCCACAATTACAGATGCGGGAATGATTACCATTGTCGGTGTTGGTTCTACCACAATTACTGCAAGTCAAGAAGAGACGACTTATTTTTACGCACCGACTGCCATTACTGCGATATTTATCACTGTTTTGAAAGCGACTCCAATTTTGAGCGAGTTTACAATTGCGCCAAAATATATTGGAGATTCAGTTTTTACACTTACCGCACCAACAAGTATATCATATTCATATGTTAAAAATAATCCAACACTATATTCAAAGTTAACAAATTTTCCAAGTATAAGCACACTAACTCATTGGGAAATAAGTATTCATTTTAGAACTACAACAAGTGGTAGGTATCAGGCATTAATAAGTGATAGAACCGGTTATGTATATAATGGATGGACTTTTTGGCTAAATCCGCATGGTGGAGTTCATGTTACTTCATATAGTCAAGGTTTATATTTGGATTTCTTAAATGGTTCTATTTCGCCAAATAAAAATTACATATTCACAGTTATACGAACTCCTAGTGGGTTATACATTTCTGTAAAGGATGTTGGCACAGGAAATACGGTATCTACTACTAGCGACGGTTTAAACTTAACATTGACTCCAGATGCAAATGTATATGCTAGTTTTGTTTCGGGTAGCGCATCTCTAAATACTGAAGGATTTGTTGGAACAATATCATCCGTCACTGTTAGGGACCCCCGAACCGAAGTAAGCAATGGACTATTGCGCTACGCGGTAAAATATACATACGCTAATATGTTTTCATCCATTGCTGCAAGTTCTCAAATGATGGACTCGGCAATGTCATTGAATGGCATGTATCAAACCGTAACGACGTATAAAAATGGATTCTGGTTATCTGCAAATTATGGAGCAACCTGGACAAATAAATCGCCTTCATCAACTGCTGTTGGCAGTGTAATATATAGAGGCGTTGCAATTTCATCATCGGGGCAATATCAAAGTGTTTGTGAATACGCTGGATATATATATGTTTCGAATGATTATGGCGCGACTTGGACAAAACCTGCAACAATAACAGGTGCAAAAAATTTCATGGCTATTAAAATGTCGGATAGCGGTTTACATCAAACTTGTGTTGCTGATAATGATTACATTTACACGTCATCTGATAGTGGCGCAACATGGACACAAAAAACGTCAATTGGATTAAAATCGTATTATGACGTTGCAATGTCGGCAGATGGAAATATTCAGTATGCGGTTGCTTTTAATGGTGGTGGAATATTGAAAAGCACAGATAAATGGGCTACAGCAACATCCGTAACTACCGGGCTCACTCAAAATAAAGTGGGCTCAATTGAAATATCATCAACCGGAACATATATAACAATTGTGTCATTCACAGACACTGGTGTAAATGACCCAGTCATTTTATCCAAAGATGGCGGAAGCACGTGGACGTCTTTTGACCCGGATGGGACTACTAAAACCGGATGGACATCTTCAAATGTGGGAATGTCGGCTGATGGGCGTGTTCAAATGTTGTGTTATAACACTGCGGCACTGGCCGGCGGCTTGTATTTTTCCATCGACTATGGTACCACATGGACCAATGATGTTTCGATAAATAATAGTCCATGCGGAGTTAGCGTATCGCGCGATGGAACATACATGTTAAGTGGGTCGAGTGACCTTGTAATATATAATATTTTTTCGGACATGGCTACAATTCCTGCAAGTAAAAAAGTTGCAACCATTGTTGAATTGACTGGACAAGTTACAATTGTTGGTGCTGGTTTGGTTACAGTTTCTGCAAGTCAAGACTCAATAACTGGTTATAATGAGTCTACACCCATTAGTGCAAAATTTCTTGTAAACAAGGTTACGCCAACTTTGAGCAATGTTACAGTTTCAAAAATATATGGAGATGTGGCATTTCAGGTTGCGGCACCTGCAGGTTCTAGCACGAGCAGTGGAACAATGCGTTATGCTTTTTTAAGCGGAAACAATACTGTTGCGTCAATAACCGAATCGGGATTAATAACGGTCAACAATGTGGGCACAGTTGTATTTTCTGCAAGTCAAGATGAAACATCCAGTTTTTACGCGCCCACACCTGTAACTGTGACATTGACTGTTTCGAAAGCAACGCCGACTTTGAGCAATTTTACAATTGCGCCAAAATATATTGGAGATTCGGTTTTTACGCTTACCACACCAACAGGTTCAAGTGTTAGCGGTGGAACAATGCGCTACGCGGTAAAGTATACATACGCTAATATGTTTTCATCTATTGCTGCAGGTTCTGAAATTATGGATTCGGCAATGTCATTGAATGGCATGTATCAAACCTTAACGACGTATAAAAATGGGTTTTGGTTATCTTCCAACTATGGAGCAACCTGGACAAATAAATCGCCTTCATCAACAGCCGTTGGCAGTGTAATATATAAAGCTGTTGCCATGTCATCGTCGGGACAATATCAAAGTGTTTGTGTATACGCTGGATATATATATGTTTCGAATGATTATGGCGCAACTTGGACAAAACCTGCAACAATAACAGGTGCAAAAAATTTCATGGCTATTAAAATGTCGGATAGCGGTTTACATCAAACTTGTGTTGCTGATAATGAGTATATTTACACGTCATCTGATAGTGGCGCAACATGGACACAAAAAACGTCAATTGGATTAAAATCGTATTATGACGTTGCAATGTCGGCTGATGGCAGCATTCAGTATGCGGTTGCTTTAAATGGTGGTGGAATATTGAAAAGCACAGATAAATGGGCTACATCAACATCCGTAACTACCGGGCTCACTCAAAATAAAGTGGGCTCAATTGAAATATCATCAACCGGAACATATATAACAATTGTGTCATTCACAGACACTGGTGTAAATGACCCAGTCATTTTATCCAAAGATGGCGGAAGTACGTGGACGTCTTTTGACCCGAACGGAAGCAGTAAAACCGGATGGACATCTTCAAATGTGGGAATGTCGGCTGATGGGCGTGTTCAAATATTGTGTTATAACACTGCGGCATATACCGGCGGCTTGTATTTTTCCATCGACTACGGCACCACGTGGACCAATGATGTTTCGATAAATAATAACCCGTGCGGAGTTAGCGTATCGCGCGATGGCACATACATGTTAAGTGGGTCGAATGACCTTGTAATATATAATATTTTTTCGGACATGTCTACAATTCCTGCAAGTAAAAAAGTTGCAACCATTGTTGAATTGACTGGACAAGTTACAATTGTTGGTGCTGGTTTGGTTACAGTTACTGCAAGTCAAGACTTAACAACCAATTACAATGCACCCACTCCTATTTCTGCAAAATTTCTTGTAAACAAGGTTACGCCGACCTTGAGCAATGTTACAGTTTCAAAAACGTATGGAGATGTGGCATTTCAGGTTGCGGCACCTGCAGGTTCTAGCACGAGCGGTGGAACAATGCGTTATGCTTTTTTAAGCGGAAACAATACTGTTGCGTCAATAACCGAATCGGGATTAATAACGGTCAACAATGTGGGCACAGTTGTATTTTCTGCAAAACAAGATGAGACATCTAGTTACAATGCGCCCACACCTGTCACCGTGACCTTGACTGTTGGAAAAGCGACACCAACAATTGAAATTTCAAATATATCAAAAAGCACAGTAGACCCGACATTTACATTTGCTAGTTCAAGTGCAAGCGACGGAGCCCGAACTTTTAGTAGCAGTGCACCCGGCGTTGCAACAATCAATTCGTCATCAGGACTTGTTACAATTGTCGGCATTGTTGGAACTACAACAATCACCGTGTCACAAGTGGTATCAACCAACTATAATGCGCCATCTAATGCAACTGCAACACTGACTGTTATAAAAGGAACGCCAACTTTGAGTGCTTTCTCAATTGCACCCAAATTTTTTGGAGACTTGCCTTTTCCAGTTACGGCGCCGTCGAGTCAAAATACTGTTGGAACATTTCATTACACAAGCGACACACCTGATGTTGCCACAATTACCGATTCGGGAACGATTACCATTGTCGGCGCCGGTTTTACCACGATTACTGTAAACCAAGACGCGAACACTAATTTTGATGCACCGACAGCCATTACTGCGATACTCACTGTTGCGAAAGCGACTCCGACAATTGTGGTTTCAAATATTACCAAAAGCAGCATTGACCCGACATTTACATTTGCTCGTTCAACTGCAAGCGACGGAGCCCTATCTTTTAGTAGCAGTAGCGAGAGCGTTGCAAAAGTTAATTCTGTATCAGGACTTGTTACAATTGTCGGAATTGCCGGAACTGCTACAATTACAGTTTCACAAGGAGCATCAACCAACTATAATGCGCCGCCTGACGCAACCGCAACACTAACTGTAACTGCCGGAACATTGACAAACGCAACAATACCGTCAGGTGCCGATTTATCGGGTAAAAATTTGTCTGGCGCCTCACTGGTGGGTGCGACATTGGCAAATGTTGTTTTAAGCAACAGTAACCTGAACGGAGCGGATTTTAGTGGTGCAAATGTAGCTGGGACGGATTTTACAAATGCGAGCATTGTGGGTGCAACAAATTTGCCAACTTTTTCAACCAAACAAAAACTGCAATTACTTTATAATGCAAATAATGCTGGTGCAAACATTTCACAGCTTCAATTTTCAGCGCCGCTCAGCGTTTCCGAGCTGAATGCGGCATTAAGTGTGCCTATTCCTGAACTTTCAAGTGTAAATACTGAATTTCTTATAGCAGCACCTGTTTATGATGAAAGCAATGTTAAAACCGTTACAATCGCGCAATCGAGTATATCGACTGCAAATAATACATCTTTTTATATTCCATTGAATGTGAACGAGACTGTAAAAATGAATGGTGTATCATTCACGTTGAATGCGTCAAATCAACTGCTGGATAATAACGGTATTGTTTTAAAATTGATAGTGATAAATGGTTATCCATTTAAAATTTATGCTGGTTCTATTATTTTGGTAAATATGGCTAACCTTGTAAGCAAGATTGTTTTTGGTAGCGGAGGACAAGAAATTACATTATATGATATAATTAGTAGCATGATTTCGGATGCCATAACTCAACACCTTAACACTTAGTCTTTCGGTTTAAATTTTAATTTAAATTCCTCCAACACGCTATTCATAGGTTTGGGGGGCAATTTAATAGAGGTATTCAATGGAAGAGGAGGAGGAGGGGGAGGAGGAAATGGGGGAGGAGGAAAGGGGGGTGGTAGAGGTTCAAAATGACTTCCATTTCCAGCATTTCCACCTTTGGAAAAATTAGAATAACCTAAAATCTTTTCAAATGTTGTATTAGCTGTTTCTAGCTTGCACATTTTAAGTTTTAGTCTTTTTATTTGTTGTAGTTGTTTTTTACTTGTTGAAATGCTCATTTCTAATTTGTTTGTTAATATCGCATTTTCTGCTCGCAATTCATAACATAATTTTTCTTGTGTTAAAAAAAGTATTTTAAATTCATCTAAATTTGTTACAAGTGTTGAAACTGTCAGTGTTTGCGAATCTGTTGTGGAGTGTTGACGTTGCGTGTCGTGCTCTAATGATTGTACATTTGAAACTTCTGAAGAACCAATTCTAACGATGATATTTTTATCTGCTTCTTTTCCTTTTCCGCCGTCTTCGATTAATTTATTATATCTAAAGAAATATGACATGTAATAGTTACAGTAGTTACAACACATTTATTAAAAACTGTGAATATAATTAATTACAGTTTTTAACCATTTAAGTATAAATAAAATGTATTTAAATATTGTCCATGATGAATAATATTGCAAAATCACTATTGCGGTAATCAATAAAAAAAAATGGTGGAACTAACAATGCCAACAATGCCAACAATATGTTTAAATATGATTGTAAAAAATGAAAGTAAGATTATATGCAGATTATTTGATTCTGTAATAAAATGGATTGACTGTTACTGCATCTGTGACACCGGGTCAACAGATGACACGGTTAATGTAATAAAGGAATATTTCAACAGTAAAAATATTCCGGGAAAAATAGTCATTGAACCGTTCAAGGATTTTTCGCATAATCGCAATTTTTCATTGCAAGCATGTGCAGGAATGTCTGATTATGTGCTGTTATTGGACGCAGATATGATTTTTTATCCAAATGAAAATGCATTTTCAAAAAAAATGTTAACTCTTGATGTTTATTATATTTTGCAGGGGTCAAATGATTTTTATTATAAAAATGTAAGAATTGTAAAAAATAATGGAAATATTTCATATTCAGGTGTAACTCATGAATACATAAATTTTCCGCCCAACATCAGAGTAAATACTTTTGAAAAGAATGTTGTATTTATTAATGATGTTGGCGACGGCGGCTCAAAAGGAAATAAATTTATTCGCGATGTTGAGTTGCTTACAAGAGGAATAGAAGAAAATCCAAAGAATGATAGGTACCATTTTTATTTGGCGAATACTTTTAAAGACATGGGTAAAAATGATGAAGCAATTCAAATGTATAAAAAACGAATTGAATTAGGGGGGTGGAATCAAGAAATTTGGCAGTCTTATTATAAAATGGGAACATGTTATAAAGACCTCAGAAAAATGCCCGAAGCAATTGATGCGTGGCTAGTGGGGTATAATGTTTTACCAAATCGGGCTGAAAACATATATGAAATTACAAAATATTATAGAGAAGTGGGAAAGCACTCGTTGTCCTATTTATTTTATAAAATTGCAAAAGAAATTATACTTGCATGTGGTGCAGGGAAAGATGATTATTTATTTTTAGAAAATGATGTTTATACATACAAGTGTGATTATGAATACACCATCATTGCTTATTATCTTGGACTCGGAGGTAATATAAAAAATATAAGACACTCTATTATTAATGTAATGAATAATTGTAACAATTTCTTAATTGTAAATTTATTAAAAAATATTAAATTTTATGATTTAAAATTAGTTCCATTGGTAAAGCGTGACATGAGTTTTACTCTGGACCATGAAATAAATGGAAACCTGATTCGTTTTAACTCATCTTCAAGCAGCATTCTTCCAAGACGCAACAGCAGCGGCAACAGTAGCGGATACATCATGAATGTGCGTTTGGTAAATTACACTATTGATTCTGATGGAAGGTATAAAGATTGTGACCCGCATATTATATCCTTGAACAAGTTTATGGAGTTGAATAATGATTTTCACACTATAAAAGAAAAAGAAAAATTAATTGACATTGAATATGTTGATAGACGGTATATTGGTGTAGAGGACGTAAGATTGTTTTATGACTCTGCATCTGCATCAGATTTGTCATTCATCGGCGTTGGGTATCATGCAAATAATACTATTGGAGTTGTTTATGGAAAATATGATGGCGACAACGGCAATACATTAAAACCTTTTGAAATAAAACCCGAGTTCAATTTAAATTCGGAATGTGAAAAAAATTGGGTATTTGCAAATATAGCAGGTCAAAAACGCGTTATATATGGCTGGAGTCCTTTTCACATTTGTAAAATCGACGAAGAAAATCCAAACGTGTTGAGAACAGTTTCTTTAAAGCAACCATCACAATACCCTGGTGCATTCAATCACATTCGAGGTTCTACCTGTGGTTTTAATTATCGAGACCAGATATGGTTTGTTGTTCACATTGTTTCGCATGAACAACCGCGTCATTACTATCACATGATGCTTGTTTTTGAAAATAATGAAGATATGAAACTCATCAAGTATACGCCCATTTTTAAATTTGACGAGCACTGTATTGAATATTGCATTGGACTCATTGTTGAAGACTCGCGCATAGTTACGACATACAGCAGTTGGGATAGAATCACAAAGATTGCAGTTTATGATAAAAAATACATTGAAGAAATGATGATAATTTTTGTTTAAATATTTATTTAATCAATAACTTTTTAATTTATTTATAAATAATGAAAGGTTTGTTTAATTTATAAATTGAATTATTGAAACATAAACCTACAATGTTCATGTGCAGGTTAAAGAACGACGACAACAACAATATTTCAATGATTGAAACAGCAGCAAACAGAGTTGAACAGGTTTATGACTTTATACTTGGAACTGGATTCGTTGTGTTGAGCATTCTAGCGCTGGTTCAGTTGTTGATGGCGACAATCAATAAGTTTGTTGAGTATTATTCAAGACAGATAGACCGCATTGTTATGGATGAGTCATTTGATGAGAGCGACGATGATGATGACAGCAGTGAGAGTGATTACAGCGAATACAGCGAGAATGAATCCAGTGAATACAGCGAGAGTGAATACAGTGACGATGATGATGATGGTAAGGGCAATTGCAGCAAACGCCATCATCATCACCATGATGACATTGAGTTGAGTCCGTATATTCCTCCTCGTAGAAGTCAGCGATTATTAGAAAATAGGGCAAAATGCAATTCTCCCTTGTTGATTCGTCGTTTGAAATTCGAATAGTTATTAATTATATTAAATATTGTAACTGATAAACTGTTTTTCTTCAATAATTTCAGAATGATTTAAATTGTTTATTTCTTTTTTTATTTTAGCTCGATTATCATCTTTTAATAGTGTCCATCTTTCACTCTGCCAATCATGGTATTCCCAAAGTTCTAGATTAATTTGATACAATTTTTTAAAAAGTTAATGTTCTTCAGATAATCCAATTTTTTCCAATTGGACTGTGGCACCTTGTGCACCTGCTGTTACTTGTGCTCCTGTATCGCCTGTGTACAGGAGAATAATCAATCAACCGAACCAAACGGTGTGTTAATTTTATTAGTTGTTAAATCATAAAAAAAATATTTTGGTAATTTATAATATGCTTGAAAATAAAAAACATATTGATAATCTAAATAATTTAGGCGTTACTATTTTAAAAAAATACATACCAGAAACAACATGTGAACAAATTAAAAATGATTATTATAATTTTGTAAGTAGAATGGATAAAAGTTCAATCATTTATACTGAAAATAATAAATACTCTAGACTATATAATTTACATTTGCAATCTAGTGAAACATTAAAACTTCTTATGTCAAATGATATACTAAATTTATTAGATGAATATTTTGGGAAAAGAACAGCACTAAATAGTAGTATATATTTTCAAGAAGGATCTCAACAGTGTATACATAGAGATACTCCTTATTTTTGGTCTATACCAAATTCAGAAGAATTTGTAGGAGTATGGTTTGCTTTAGAAGATGCAAATATTCAAAATGGTAAATTAGAGTATTATACTTATGGACATAAAATACTAGTAGACCCAATAGAAATAAGTAATTTATATCCAGAAAAGCAACCATGGGAATTATTTGAATACTATGGGCAAAAAATAGAAAAATTATGTAAAGAAAATAACCTTTCAAAAGAATCTCCTGATGTTATGAAAGGCGATATTGTTATCTGGCACGCAAACTTGCCTCATGGTGGTAGTATTATAAAAGACAAATCACTTACTAGAAATAGCATAGTAGCACATTATTTACCAGAAAATAGTTATATTCAAAAAATAGATAACTTTTTTGGAAGAACAAAACCAGAAAGAATAATGGAATATGTAAATACAATAAATGATAGAAAGAGAAGAAATGTAACATTAACATCATTTGCAGGAAATGAAAAATGCACAAGAGGTATAATGTAACTTTAAAATATCTATATTTTATACTAACTGAACAACCAGTCATAAAAAATAAAGAGGGTACAATTAGGGCAAAATGCAATTCGCCTTTATTAATTCGTCGTTTGAAATTCGAATAGTTATTAATTATATTAAATGTTGTAACTGATAAACTGTTTTTCTTCAATAATTTCAGAATGAGTTAAATTGTTTATTTCTTTTTTTATTTTAGCTCGATTATCGTTTAATATATGTTCTTCCTTGTTTCTTTTAAATAGTTCTATGTCTATAAAATTGTCATATTTTAATCGTTTGATATAATTTATTTTTTTGTTTAATATATATAAAGATAATATAATATATATATGAACAAATATTTTTGTAACTTATGTTTAAATACAAATACTATTGATATTGAGCAATTAACTTGGCCTAGAGATTTATTAAATTGTAAATATTGTAACAGTATAGTTAGAAATAGAAGTTTATTTTTATCTTTATTAGTTACTGCTCCTAATTATAAGAATCTAAAAATACATGAAAGTAGTCCTTCTTCATGTTGTGCATTGCATTTAAAACTCTTAAAAGAATGCAAAAATTATTCATATTCTCAATTTTTTCCTGATATTCCTAATGGAGAATTAAATTCAAAAAATATAAAATGTGCAGACTTATCAAATCTCCCATATGATGATAATAGTTTTGATATATTTTTAACATCTGATGTTTTTGAACATTTATGGGAACCAAAAAAATGTTTAAATGAAATATTTCGTGTTTTAAAACCGAACGGTATATGCCTGATGGTTTTCCCAATGGATAGAGGATTCTTACCAACTGAACAACCAGTCATAAAAAATAAAGATGGTACAATTACTCATTTAAAAACTTATTGTGGAACGTGGAAGGGATTTATTAATAAACCAGAATATCATGGTAATCCTGTTGATAATACAGGATCAATACTTACATATTATTGGGGTTATGATGTAATTGATTTTATTGAAAACAATTCTTCTTTTAAAGCTGAAATATTTTTTAAACACGACGTCGAAACGTTTGGAATTATTGGAGTTATGAATGAATCTGTTGTTTGTAAAAAAATTAGCAATAACCGGGATGATAATTTGAATACTGATATTTCTGAAACAAAAAAGAAATATTATAATTTACAAATTTAAAAAAAAATTAGTGGTTTTGTTAGGTGTCAAGACTATAATTTAATTCTTTACAAAAAACGTTTATTTTCTGTTCGTGTAACAACCTTATCCACGTCAACCATTGCGCATTTCCAACCTAAAATTTTATAATTGTCATGTATAATCAAGTTCGCCTTTATTAATTCGTCGTTTGAAATTCGAATAGTTATTAATTATATTAAATGTTGTAACTGATAAACTGTTTTTCTTCAATAATTTCAGAATGAGTTAAATTGTTTATTTCTTTTTTTATTTTAGCTCGATTATCGTTTAATATATGTTCTTCCCTGTTTCTTTTAAATAGTTCTATGTCTATAAAATTATCATCTTTTAATAGTCTCCATCTTTCTCTCTGCCAGTCATGGTATTCCCAAAATTCTAGATTAATTTCATACAACTTTTTAAAAAGTTCATGTTCTTTAGATAATCCAATTTTTTCCAATTGTGGATACAAGTGGTCATATTCTCTGATTACATTTGCTAATTTATCTCCGGTCATTTTACTTTTTTTTATTTCTAAAATAGTTAGTTTATCTACTAGTTCTCCATTACAGACAGGAACTTTAATCATATTATATATATTTATTTATATATATATTTATAATATTTATACATTATATAATTATAATGAGTAAAAATATTTTATGGACGGGAAGTCACGGGTTTATCGCTGGATATGCCATTAATAAATTACTAGAGGAAGGTCATCATGTGTGGGGCATTGATAATTTTTGGAAATACGGTAAAATGAGTAAGACTTATGACGAACATCCAAATTTTCACTTTTCAGAAATAGATGCAAAAGACACAGAGGCTTTAAAGACTATAATCATGGATAACAAGATTAATATTTTAGTATCAGGAGCGGCTATTATTGGAGGCATTTCCATGTTTCATGAGCTGGCGTATTTTTTATTGAGAGAGAATGAATTAATTACAGCAGCAGCATTTGATGCTTGCATTCATGCTCATAAACACGGCGACCATTTTGAAAAAATAGTTGTAGTGTCATCTAGTATGGTATTTGAGTCTACGGAC